CGGGGGGTCCGCCGACCCGTCGCCGGAGGATATGGCGCTGACCAGCGCGATCCGCGGGCAGCTCGAGGGCATGGCCGGCGTCGGCTTCCATCACCTCATTATCGCCGGGACCCGCTGGCGCGAGATCACGCACGGCGGCGGCCAGGTCGAGGGGATCAAGCCGATCCTGCGCAAGACCAAGATCAAGACCTCGGAGCGCTTCATCAAGGTGAGCAAGCCGCACCCGGTCAAGATCGCGTCGTCGGTCGAGGCCGCGAAGGTCAAGCTCGAGCTGGTCGGTCCCGAGGCCGAGGGCTACCTCCTGGTCAATAACAAGAACCAGGTCATAGGATGGTGGTCGCCGCCGCAGGGGGTCCAGTATCGCCAGGCCGCGACCGAGCTGATGGGCGTCCTCGAGAAGCACGGCGCCGCCGGCGCGATCATCTTCTCCAACCGGAACGACCCGGCCGCGAAGGAGAGCCGGCGCGACTTTGCGGAAACCGTGAGCCGCGGCTTCGGCGACTTCTCGATCCATGACGTCATCCTGAATAACAGCTACTCCATGCGGGACCGCGGCGAGTATCGGCCCTCGCGCTTCGACAACATGAGTCCCGAGGAGGCCCTCAAGACCCGGGCCGACCGGATGCTGTACCAGATCGAGGTCGAGCACGGGACCGGCGAGGGCTTCGTCGGGAATTTCACGGCCGACTTCATCGGCTCGCGCAACGGCCTGGCCTTCGGCTGGGGCCACTACTTTACGACGGTCACGGCGATCGCGCGGCACTATGCCGAAATGGCCGCTAAGAATTGGCGGGCGAATAGCGACGTTCGCGTCAAGCTGCACGGCGAGGCTATCACCATCCAGCAACTCAGCCGGATGTTTTACAAGTCGACGTTTGGCGAGGAGTTCGTAACGCGGCGCGACCAGGTCGGCCTCGACCGCGGCCGGTTCTCGACTTCCTTTGAGTTCGCGCTCGAGTGGATCGTCAAGGGCGAGCCTGTCAGCGCCGGCGAGGAGATCATCAAGGGGATAAACCAGATCGAGGCGGTGCGGGCGAAAATACTTTCCTCGCCGGACCAGAACGACTTCACCGACGCGCGGGTCGAAAACCTCGAGAAGGCCCTGGTGGGCCTGCGCCGCGTCTTGAAACTGATAGGCGACCAGGCCTTCGAGGCCGACCGGCCCCCCAGGCGCCAGGTCATCAAGGCGACGCTGTTCGAGGGCCGCGAGCCCGGCAGCTACCCCATGCTCGATTGGTATTTGCAGATCAGCCCTGACGTCGCGAACCGCATACAGGGCGGGCTGCGGAAGCTGTTCGCCGAGCGTATTGACCGGAGCGATCCCGACGCGGCCGAGCGCGACGACTTCACCGACGAGCCCGACGTCGTCGCAGCGCTGCAGGCCGTGAGCGATATGATCGACCAGGCCGACGCCGGCGAGCGGGCGACCGGGCAAGACATCTATAACGCGCTAACCGAGGCCCTCGGCGGGAAGAAGGAAGCCTCCATGTGGCTCCTCGAGCAGGGGATCGAGGGCGTCCGCTTCGAGGCCGACGGCTGGGGCGGGAAGCGCGACCGCCGGCTGAACCCAATGATCGCCGACCTGGCGAAGAAGCTCACGGTCGAGGGCTTTCAGGAACACGACGGCTTCGCGATCGCCGAGGAGGTCGCGGCGCGCAACCCGAAATACATCGCGACGGCCGAGGAGATGGTCGGCAAGGACGACCCGGCCCTGGTGCGCCTGCTCAAGGCGGTCGACGAGGCGCCGCTCAACTATGTGGTATTCGCCGACGACGCGGTCACGATCAAGGAGCGCGTCCTATACCAGGCTTACAAAACCCTGCCGGAGCCGGCGCGCCGGGCGGTCGACGACCAGCTGGCGGCCCGCGGCGCCGAGGGCACCAGGATCAGGGCGACGCTCGAGCGGCTCGACGGTACTCCGTGGGAGTTCCAGGCGACCGAGGCCCTCCTGGTCCGCCAGGCCCTCGAGGATATGCTGGCCGGCAAGTGGGACACCCCCGCGGTCCAGCACACCGCGAAGAAGTTCTCGGGCATGAAGGAGCTGGTCGGCCGGATCAAGGCCCGCGGCGCCGAGGGCGTTTGGGAATATCTGCAGGGCAAGACCTTCATCGGGCACCCCTCGAAACCCCGGGCCGCGGTCATGTCATCCTTCGCCAACTGCGAGCCCTCCCAGGCCTGCGCGACCCATTGCTACGCGGTGCGCGGCAACTACCGGATGCCGGCGCCCCTGGTCAAGGCGGAGCTGATCGACCTGGCCGTGAAGCTCGACCCGATCCGCGCGGCGAAGATGACCGCCGGCCAATGGCAAGCCGACGCCGCCTTCCTCGCCGGCAAGGCCCTCCGGCTGAACGACAAGGGCGAGCTGGCGCCCCATTGGCTCCCCTACGTCGCCGAGCTGAACCGGCAAGGGATCAGGCTGCAGATATTCAGCAAGCGGCCGGAGCTGCTGCGCCAGGTCGACCCCATGAATCTGAGGATGCTGTCGGTCGACTCGAGCAACCGCGCGACCGCCGAGGCGAACCCCGACCTTCCGATCGCCTACGTCTACAAAGGGCCCGAGGAGCTGGCCTGGCTGCAGCAACACGCAAAGCAGATACAGGTCATCCTCCCGGTTAAGATCGGCGACCGGGTCATGTCCCGCGAGGAGGTGCGCGCGATCCCGGCGAACCTGCGGAAGCGCTGCTGCCCGGTCGATAGCGGGACCAAGTCCCTCGAGCCCATACACGACCCGGCGACCGGCGCCATGATCCAGGCCGGCTGGAGCTGCCAGAAGTGCGACAACGGCGGCGGCCTGGGCTGCTTCATGGGCACGGCGACCGGCGAGGTAAAACTGACCGAGGACCGGGTCAAGGCCCAGGTCCGCGAGCTGCGCGACTTCTTCAACACTCTGGAGGACCCCCATGATCGAGAGCGATTGGGCGCGGAATTGGATATACTCCTATCTGAAATACGGAGCGGCATTGACCCAGGATCAACGGACGTCCGCGAGGAACAAGTTGAAAACAGCACTCTCGGCCATGCGGCAGCGGTCGGACGAGAGAGGGCCGCTCGGCGGGCTCCTCGAACCGCCCGACAAGACGCCCGAGGCGCTGTAGAGCACCTGTTTGAAAACACCCCAAAGATCATACACCTTTTCGAGTCGGCCGACCTCTCGACGATCGTCCATGAAACCGGCCATATCCTGCTCGAAATGATGTACCGATCGGGCTCCGAGGATTACCTGGTGGTCGCGCGCTGGGCCGGCGTCGACGAGGACCGGGCCTTCGCGGGCACAAAGGCCTGGACCGACGAGGAGCTGGAGCGGGTCGCCCGGGCCTTCGAGGCCTACGCGATGGAAGGCAAGGCGCCGACCTCGCGCCTGGTCCCGACGTTCCGGCAGTTCAAGTCCCAGCTGCTCGAGATTTACAAGAAGATCAAGGACACCTACTTCGGGACCGAGCCGATCAATGACGACGTCCGCCGGGTGTTCGACCGCTGGGTCGCCGGCGAGAGCGAGCTGGCGAACGACCCGGCCCTGGAAATGGAGGATTGGCTCCATACGCTCGACGAGGGTTACATGGAAATGACCCTCGAGCAGCGCGAGCAGGCGATCCGCGCGATGCACCCCGACGAAACCGACCTGATCGACTACGAGCGGATCACGCAGCGGGCCCGCGAAATGGTGCTGCCGACGCTCGCAAAGCGCCGGGCCGCGCTCGAGAAGAAGCTCAAGACGCAGTTCCGCAAGGAGGCCGAGGCCTCGGTCGCGGACGAGCCCTTCTATGAAATGATCGACGAGGCGATCGCCGCCGGCGGGCTCAAACACTCGACCGTGTCCTACTTCTACAACTCCGCATGGATCGCCGAGGTGCAGCACAAGCGCCCGGGCATTATCTCGCGCGACGGCGGGATCGCGGCCGACGTCCTGGCGAACCGCTACGGGTATTCGACGACTGATGAAATGCTGCAGGACATCCTCTATCGGCCGGGCAAGACCGAGGCGATCGAAACCTATTACGACTCCCTGTGGCGCGAGTATGAGGCGAGCGAGCACCTGAACGACGCGGACGCCTACGTCAACGTCCTCGACGTCGAGCTGGAGCTGTTCGGTCAAATGCTCGGCAAGCGCCGGCCCAAGACGCGGACCGACCTCAAGGGGATCATCCGGCGCAACACGGGCCAGGTCAAAACCGAGGACGGCCGGGCCCTGGCCGAGCAAATGCGGCGCGATGAGAAGCTCGCGCGCGCGGCCTACAAGGAAGCGCAGCGGATCACGCGCGAGCTAAAGAACGCGGAGATCAAGGGCCTCAAGGAGGAGCAGCGCGAGGCCCTGCTCGAGCAGAAGCACCAGGCCCTCGAGAAGATCGTCAAGATCAAGGAGGCGCACCGCGACCGCATGAAGGCCCTCAAGGAGCATCACCGCCGGATCAAGGAGGGCCAGCGGATTCACGCGAAGATAAAGAAGATGCTGGCGCAGAAGTCCCTCACGCCGGAGGTCAAGCAACACTTCGCGGCGATCGTCGGCCAGTATTACAAGCTGCCCATGCGCTACACCCAGGACGCCCCCGAGCGGACCTTCTATCAGTACCTATCGGACCTCGAGGCGCAGGGCTATCAGAACGCGGTCGAAACCGTGCGCGCGCTGTTCGAGGCGCTGCCGGCGCCCCCCGGGCGGAACGCTGCGGGCGGCCTGCTCCCGCTCTCCCATGAGAATCTCGAGGCGCTCGGCGACTTCGCCGCGGCCCTGCGGGTGCTCGAGCGCACGGTCCGGCTCGACATCATCGGGGCCAAGAAACAGAAGCTCCGCGACCTGGTCGCGAACCTGGTGCGGTCCGTCGCTGAGATTTGGAAGCCGGTCGCCGACGACCGTCACCCCCTGGCGATCCAGCGCGAGAAGCTCTCGCCGCTGTTCAAAATGAGCGATTGGGCCCAACGGTATTGGGCGAGCCTGCGCCGGATCGAGTTCATGGCGCGCGCCCTCGATGGGTTCAAGTCATTCGGCGTGGTGTGGGAAAACATCTTCCAGCCCATGAAGAAGGCCGAGGACGCCGAGCTACTCCTCGGCGAGCAGAAGTTCCGCGAGCTGCGCGAGGCCTTCAAGGGGTTCACGCGCGCCTGGGCGAATCAGCGCTACGCGATCGCGGCCCTCAACGGCGAAACCATGACCAAGGAAAACATGGTCATGGCTATGCTCAACGCCGGCAACGACGGCAACCGGGCCGCGCTCATTCACGGCAACCAGATCAGCGAGGCGGCCCTGCTCGAGATCGCCGACAAGCTGACCGATAAGGAGCGGGCCCTGGTCGCCCGGGTGTGGGAGATCATCGACGGCCTTTACCCGCTGCTCAATAAGGTCCACAAGGAGCTGACCGGCGTCAAGCTCCGCAAGGTCGAGGGCAAATACTTCCCGCTGGTGTTCGACGCCGACCTGTCCTGGCGGATCGGGACCTTCGAGGCGGAGCGCGACCTCAAGAATATGTTCGCCTCCGAGTACCTGCGCGCGTCGGTCGAGGCCGGGCACCGCAAGGCCAGGACCGGCGGCAAGTATGCGGTCAACCTGACCTTCGACGTCATCGGGCGCCATGTGTCGAAAGCGATCCATGACATCACGCACCAGGCCGCGGTCCGCGACGTCCAGCGGATCATCACCGCCGGCGACTTCCGCAGCGTCGTCACCCAGGTCCTCGGCGACAAGGCCTATCGCCAGTTCCCGCTGTGGCTGCAGGAGATCGCGAAGCCGGTGCGCAATCCCAAGGACGGGCTCGAGATCATCTTCGGCAAGCTGCGCCAGAACATGACCGTCGTCGCGATGGGGTTCAAGGTGCTCACGGCGCTGCAGAACCTCACCGGCTACTCGCAGGTCCTCGCCGACTCTGACATCGGCGTGATGCGCGCGCTCGGCGGGATCAAGCAGTTCTACAAAAACCCGTGGGACCAGAAGCGCTTTGTCGACGAGGCCTCGGTTTTCATGCGGCAGCGCGAGAAAACCTGGGACCGAGAAATGGCGCAGTTCTACAAGGATTTCAACCCGCGCGAGTTCAAGACCTGGGGCAAGTGCAAGGAGGCCTTCTTCGCCATGATGCAGCTGACCGACCGGGCCGTCGCCTACCCGGCGTGGATGGCCGGCTACCAGGCGGAGCTGGACCGCAGCGGCGATCACGCCCGGGCGATCGAGGCCGGCGACCAGGCGGTCCGGCGCAACGTCCCGGTAAGCAGCGCGAAGGATATGGCGGACATCCAGCGCGGCTCCGAGTTCAAGAAGGCCCTGGTCATGTTCTATTCCTTCTTCGGCCTGTTCCACAACCGGCTGGTAGAGGTGTGGGGCCAGAAACAGCTGGGCAAGCTGAACATCATCCAAATGGTCCAGGCGCACTTCCTCCTCCTGGTGCTGCCCTCGGTGCTTTCAACCCTTCTCTATTCCCGCGGAGAGTGGGATAATAAGGACGTCATCGCCGGCCTGATCCGGTACGCTCTCGGCGGACTGCCTTACTTCCGCGACGTCGCGAACGGCCTGGTCACGGATTACGACTACCAGATTTCACCGATCGCCGGCGCCGGCATGGAGATTCAGCGGACCGGGAAGGACATCGAGGCCGGACGCTGGCACCGGATACCCAAGCGGGCCGTGAACCTTTCGGGCTACGCGGCCGGGATACCGTCGCAGCAAATCACGACGACGATGGAAGGGGCCTATGATCTTATGACCGGCGAAACACGCAACCCGCTCCGGCTTATACTCCGCGAGCAAAAGGACGCGAGGAGGTAGGGCATGACCATCACCAACGAGTCAAACCGGATAGTCTACGCCGGGAACGGGTCGACGAAGATTTTTTCCTACCCGTATTACTACTCCGATAAGGGCCATATCGTCGTGGTCATTGTCGATGAGGACGGCGTCGAAACCCCGCTGGCGCTGACGACCGACTACACGCTGACCGACCCCGACCCGGCCGGCGGGACCGTGACCCTGCTCGGCGACGCGCCGGCGGCGACCGACTCCCTGGTCATCTATCGGGACGTCCCGGCGACCCAGGAGTTCAACCCCGAGGAGGGCGGCGCGCTGCCTGCGGACGTCCTCGAGGCGGCGCTGGACAAGCTGACTTGCCTGGCGCAGCAACTCAAGGATAGCGTCGACCGCTCGATCGTCCTGTCGCCGGCGAGCCCTTACTCCGGCCTGCGCATACCGGACCCGCAGGCGACGCGCTTCCTGCGCTGGAACGACGACGGCGACGCCCTGGTCAACGGCGGCACGGCCGACCAGATCGAAAACGCCCAGGCCTACGCGGAGATTGCGCAGAACGCAGCGAACAACCTGACTTGCAACCGCTACGAGGAAACCGTCGCCGGCTCCGCGAAGTCGGCCTTCACGCTGCCGTTTGAGATCGTGCCCTCGAACGCGAACATCGCGGTCATCATCAACGGTATTTGGCAACCGCCCTCGGCCTACACGATCGTCGACGAAACGCACGTTACACTCTCCGAGGCCGTGCCTGTCGGGACGAACGTCAACTTCATTTCCATGAATATCCCGGGGCTCTCGACGATCAGCGGCAAGATGGATATGCCGACGAGCAAGGTCGCCGGCAACCTGGTGCAGATGGACGCCAACGGCAACGGCGTCAATGCCGGCTACGCGACGCCGGCCATGTTCCGAAAAAACTTCCTCATCAACGGCAACTTCGCGGTATCCCAGCGCGGCACGACGTTCACCGCGAACGGCATGACACTCGACCGCTGGCGTCTGTCGCACAACGCGACCTCGGTCGCTATTCAACACGCGACCGCGGAGATGGCGCCCTCGAACGGGAACACCATTCTCAGGATGAACCTCTACGGCAAGGGTGGCAGCTTCTCTGACCTCGCGGTAATGAACGTTCTGGAGTCGAGGGATAGCCGGCAAATGGCCGGGCAAACCGTCACCCTTTCGGTTTATCTCAGGCGCAACCCGACCTTCAACGCGGGCACGTTCACGCTCAACATCTACGCCGGGACGGGCACCGACGAGCAATCTGTGACTACCGGGCGCGTCACCAGCTCCCTGGTGATCCCGTACTCCGACATTCTCGACGACAACACGTTTAAGCGGTTCAGCCTCACGGCCGCTATCGACGCGAGCTGCCGGCAGGTTGGGGTGGTGATGCGCATGAGCAGCGCGTCCATACCGGACAATTCTTACATTGACCTATGCAACGCGCAGCTTGAGATCGGCGGCGTGGCGACCGACTTCGAGTTCAGGCCCTTCGCCGAGGAGCTGGCGCTCTGCCAACGCTACTACGAGAAGTCCTTCGAGCTGGCCCAGGCTCCGGCGCAGAACACCCTTTCGGGCGCTGGCGCCTGTACTATCCCTCAGATGGTTGGGGCCAGCGCAGCGCAGTACGCCGCCAATGTTTACTACAAGGTGCGGAAGCGGATCACGGTAACACCCGTGCTCTACAACCCATCGGCGGCAAACGCCCAGGCTCGCAACGGCATTGTAGGAGCAGACTGCTCGAACACGACTCCGATTAGCCTGGGGGAGCAAGGGTTCGCGCTTTCGCTGACAACCGCCGCAGGTAGCGCCGCTGGTCAGGTGAACAACGTCCATTGGTCGGCCGACGCCGAATTATAGGAGGGCAAAAAGATGGCATTGCAACCTGTGAAGCCGCCGGTCATCGAGGTCGGCGGGAAGCGCTTCGACACGACGGCGCCGGTGGCCGGCGACGTCCTCGAGTTCAACGGGACTCTGTGGGTTCCTGGCACTCCTCCCGTGGATAACATCCTTTGGCAAGGGGCCTGCAATGTGTGGCAGGCAGGGGCGACCTTCGCCGGGCTGGGCGGCACCGACACCTGGGTCGCCGACGGCTGGAAATTCGGGCGCGATAACTTCGCGACCGGCAAGCTAACGATCGCCGCGGACGGCAACTCGAACGCGCCGCCGGGCAAGTCAATTATGATGCAATGCACGACCGCGGAGGCGAGCTGGACGGTTTCGGCGCAGGCCAATTTGACCGCCAGGATCGAGGGCCAGGACCTCGCGAGGCTGGGCTGGGGGATGGTAAACGCGCAGCCGGCGACCATCAGCTTTTGGATTTACTCCAGCTCCTCCGCGGCCGGCCAGTACACCGGATGGTTCTGGTACGATAGCGGCTCCGGCTATCGGATGTATAAATTCCCGTTCACGATCGCGACGGGCTGGCAGCTCATCACGCACATTATTCCGGCAAGCACGGTGCAGGTCGCCAACGACTACTTGATCCGCGCGATGTTCGGCATCACTCTGGCCGCCGGCACCAACCTTGTCGATTCGCAAAGTCAGACCTGGCACGTTCCAGACGCGACCGCGAAGATCGGGTTGACCGGACAGAAAAACTTCTTCGATAACACCGGCAACCGGGTCGACATTGGCTCGGTGATGCTCGCGCCGGGCTCAGTCGCGCGGCCCTGGGTCGGGAAAATCTTCTCCGACGCGCTGGTCAAGGCTATGCGCTACTACGAGAAGTCCTTCGATTACGGTGTGGCGCCGGCGCAGGCCGTCGGGTACTCGAACGGGGCCGTCAACCTTCCGCAGCTGGTCGGGGCGTCGTCCTCGATGTATGGCGCCTTCATCCCCTACAAGGTTCCAAAGCGCTACCCGCCTATGGTCACGTTCTACAACCCGGTCAACGCAAACGGCCAAATGAGGAACATTTCGGTCGGCGCGGACTGTTCCAGCACGACGACCTGGGGGGCATCCGAGTCCGGCTTTATGATCGGGCTGCAGACCGCCGCGGGGAGTGCCGTAGGAAACGCCAACGCCGTCCATTGGACGGCCGACATTCGAGGTTGATCTATGGCCTGGGCCTGGTGGGAGAAGAAGAAGGCGGAGGCGCGCGAGTTGGTCCTGGGGTGGCCTGGCTGGAGCTGGGGCCGGCGCGCGGATAAGATCGAGAACCTGGTCGACGACCCGGTCGACGACGTCAAACACAAGCTGCACGGGATCAAGCTATTCGGGCGGAAGTGGTACTTGCCGGCCTGGCTGATGACCTCCAAGAAGCGCAGCGGGCAATAAAAAACCGGGGGCCCGCGAGGACCCCCGGGATTTTCTTATTATAAGATTTCTCAGGCCGCCTCGGTTTTCGCCGGGGCGGTCAACTTGTCGAGCAGCTCGGAGAGGTAGCCGGCGAGCTGGGCGAGTATCTTCTCGGAGCGGTTATCGTGCCCGAGCATCATCCGGTTCGTCTGCGTGACAACCGACGGCAGCGCCTCGATCGCGCCGGCGATCCGGTTCGATACCGCGAGCTGGTCGGCCATGCGGCCGTCGAGCGCGGCGACCAGGCGCTCGAGCGCGACGACCCGGTCGGCCAGGCCCGCCTCGGTCACGGGCGCCGGCGCCTGGGCCGCGGCGGCGTGCGGCTTCTGCTTGCCCGACGCGCTGCCCGGCCTCCATCTTCCATGCTTTCCGTCCAGCGCCGCCCGCGAAATTTTCTTCCCGTCCAAAAGGAAGGAGTAGTAATCCTCCGCGGGCCAAATGCGGTTCAGCGTGTCTTGGAGCTTCGTGACCAGCTCCTCCGTCACCGGCTGCTTGACCCAGGTCCAATCTCTACACATTTTCCGGCCCCTGCAATCTGCTACCCCGATTTCATGCAGCGCCCAGGCCAGGATTTCCTGCTGCACCCCCGGGGGGCTCCCGTCCGGCAATTTGAAATTGAGCGTCTTGATCTTGCCGCGCACGGCAAGGTCGAGGAGCTTGTGGGCCCTCGCGCGGTTGGTCCTGACATTGTCCGAGCTTTTCCTCATAGATGCACCCCCTCTGTGGTTTGGGCCCGGTCGCCCGGGCCCTTGGTTGCTATTTGTTCATCGCGTCATACTGCGCCAGGAGCCGCTTGTAGCCTTCCGCGCTCATGGGCGTCTGCCCCATGCCGAGCTTCACCGCGGCCTTTTCCCAGCCGAGCGGGTCGGCGCCGCGGATATGCGCGGCCCGGTCCTTGAGCCTGTTAAACTCCTCGAGCGCGACGCCCGGGTTCTGATTCTTGGCGTCCTTCTTCGCGCGCCAGGCCCAATAGCCTTTGAGCGCGTCGCCCGGGTGGCTCATCACCCAGGCCAGGATGTCCGGCCGGCCCTTGTCGGGGCCCGCGACCGCGACCTGGTTCGCGATGTAGCCGGTCGTGAAGTCCTCATAGAGGTCTACCGGCATCCCCTTGTCGACCTGGCGCAGCGTCATCAGCACCGTCCACTCGAGGGCGACCCGGTGCGGCGGCCAGTTGTACTTCTCGCCGAGGAGCTTGAACTGCATTTCGTCTATCCCGGGCTTCGTCCCGGGGATCGCCGCCGGGTCCGTCGCCTGGGGGGCCGCCGGGGGCGCCTGGTTGGCGATCCGCTCCTCGCGCGTGGGTTCGGGCGCCAGGGGAAGCTCGGGCTGCGCCTGGGGCTCGGGAGCGGGCTTCGCGGCGCGCTTGCGCGTCGGCTTCGGGGGCACCGGGTCGGGCTCGTCCTTCACGACGCCGGACCCGACGCAGGTCTTACAATAGCCGGTTTCCTTGTCGCCGCCGGCGCCGGCGCAGTCGGGGCAGGTCTTGGTCTTGTAGTTGTCGCGGATCGCCTGGCGGTCGGCGAGGTCCTGCAGGAGCTTGCGAGCCTTCTCCTCGGCGACCGGGTCGTGCGGGTGCTGGTCCTCGGTGATCGCGTGGGTGTTGTCGTGGACCGCCCTCTCGGCCTCGGCCGGCGGAAGGCCTGCAGCCGCGGCGCCGGCCTGCACCTCGTAGGCCGTCGGCGCCGGGCGCAGCTCGCCGGCGGTCCCGATCCGCTCCTCCTGGGGCGCGTAGGCGGTCGCCTTGATCTCGACGCCCTGCTCCTTGGCCGCGGCGATCTCCGAAATGGTGGGGCCGGGCTTGCCGCCAGGGCCAGGGCCAGGTCCGGCCGGCGTCGGGTCCTCGGGCTCGAACTCCTCGCGGCTGTGAATCCCCTTGAGGACGTCCGGCCAGCCGTCGCGCAGCGTGAAGGCCCGGGCGCGCATCTTCCTCATGCGCCGGCGGTGGCCCTTGTAGGTATCCTTGCCGGAGAGGTTCGCCTGCTCGATGTCCGCGTCGGTGTAGATGTTGGAAAACCAGCCGGCGAGGAGCGCGATCTCATGCAGCTCGACCCATGACCGGCCGGCCGCGCGGAGCTTCCCCAGGTCGAGGGCGTCGCCGACGTTCTGGCGCTTGGCGATGCAGATTGAGGCGGCGCCGGCCTTCTCGAGCGGAAACTCGAACTCAAAGAAGCGCTCGAGCGTCCCGCTGTCGCGGACCAGGGCGATCATGGCGTCGCCCCAAACGCTCGGGATGTTGCCGATCACCGCGACCGATTGGATCGAGGTCATCAGGTCGAGGCCGACGTTCTGGCCGTAGAGGTAGGCGGCCAGGCACTTCTCGGGCGATCCCTTTTTATCCTTCGGGACCATGTCCGCATAGGTGAGGACCTTGCAAAGATAGTAGGCGTCCTGCAGCGTTTTGACCTCGATCCGGCCGCCGGTGATAACCATTGACCGGGCCATGTCCGCGGTAACTGCCGGCAAGCCGGCGCCGTTGGTGGTGGTGTTTTCGTCCATGATGATTCTCCTTTCCTACTCGAGGGGGTTGTCGTTATTGTTGGCGAACGAAACGGCCTGCGCCGCCTTCTTCCATGCCCAATGGGGCCACTCCAGGGGAAGGACCTCCTTGCTATACCCGGGCCACTCGTTTGCGCTGTAGCAGCCCGCGAACTCCCATAGCAGCCGGTCCAGCTCCTCGCGCGCCATGACCAGCTGGTCGTTAGTGACCAGGTAAACCGCGACCTCATGCGGCGGCGTGTTCTCGACCGCGACCAGGTAGTACTGACTAAAGACCTTGTTCGTCGCGCGCGAGAGGACCCGCAGCGTGAGCTCGGCGGACCAATGGTATTTGAGGTTGAAGCTCTGCGCGCCGAAACCGAAAGGGCTCGCGTCGCGCGTCGTCTTGAGGTCGGTCACTATGCCGGCGCCCGGCAGGTAGTCGGGCCGGACCTTGATTCGGATGTTCCGCTCGGGATCGGTCCAGAAGGCGCCGACCTCGGCCATGCCGCCGGAGGTGAGCATATTCGCGACCGGGTGGTTCCTGACGTTCGCGACCATCTTGCCGGCGGTGAGCAGCGTGTCCTGGTCGACGATTATCTTCGTCTGCGCCGCGGCCCACTCCTTGTAGGCCTTCGTCTGCTTCGAGCCCAGGCCGTCCGGCGGCGTGGTGTAGCGCTCCTCGAAGGTGTCGGGCTCGAGGACCCAGGCGTGAACCAGGCTCCCGAGGTCCATCGCCTTCGAGGGCTCCTTCGGCTCCAGGCGTCGGCCGACGTAGTGCGCCGGGCTCTGCGCGAAGTCCGACAAGCCCGACTTCGAGATCGCCGGGTCCGCGTGGTAGACGTCCATCGGCATCCCCGCGTAAATGCCGTCATTTATCCCGGCGCCTATGATCTTCTTTTCCATCAATCTCCTCCTCGGTTAGCAGACCAGCTGATCCCAGCGCAGCTCGTCCTGGTTAAACTCGATCGCCGGCGGATAGTATGGGACCGGCTCGACCAGCTCCGTGATGATGAAGGGCAAGACCCAAACGGCCAGGAAAATCACGACCGCGGCCACTCTGAGCCAGGTCGCGCCCATTACTTATTCACCCATTCGCGCGCCGCGGCTTCGTGGGCCCAGCTGCGCAGCGCTTCCCAGCTGACCTGGTTCTCCTTGTCCTGGTCCATCTTCGCGATGAACTGCCGCTTGTAGAGGTCGCCGAGCGTGAAGGCCAGGCGAAAGACCTTGCCGTCGCCCTGGGGCCCGGGCTTCACCTTCTCGCGCTTGCCGCGGTAGCCGATCTCGCGGAGGACCGCCTCGGCCAGGTTGAGCGCGAAGTCGGTTGGGCCGGAGCCGCCATACCCCCAGGCGAAACCGTCGGGGCTATGGCAGATCGCGCGCCAAGGGACATTCGTGACCCGGGTCCCGTCCTTCTCGAAAGCTATCAGGCCGAGGCGCAGCGAGGTCGGCTTGAGGATCATGGCGTCCGAGGCCTTGGGGAGCTCCGGCTGCACCTGGCGCCGGCCGCCGGACTTCGCGAGGCAGACCTTCCCGAACCCTATCGCCATCGCCTTCGGGTTACTGAGCGACCGCTTGCAACGCTGGCAGACCTTGAACCGCGGGCCCTCGGTGAGCTCCTGTTTAATTTCCTGCACCTGTTCCATCTCCGCCCTCCTCATAGGTGATCGCTCCTGCAATCGCGATCGAGTGGGCCCGGCAGACGCCGAGCTGGTGGGTTGGGGGCGCACCGTCGAGGGCCTCACGCACCGACGGCAACCGGCGAACGACCTTGTTCACCTCGGTCCAGAAAATCTCCTGCACCCTGACCGAGCTGATACCGTACTTTTTCGCAACGTACCTCATGGGCTCGCCCTGCAGGACAAGCAGCGTTATCTGCGCGTTCCTCCGCATGGATGGTTCCTCCGAAATCGGGATAATGTTGGCGGACGCAATCGTCCGAGCAGTAACCGTGCGACCAGAAAAGGCCCGGCCGCTCCTCCTCCTGGGTCCGGTAGATCGAATCGCAGTAGAGGCAGATCGAGGCGATCATGGCTATGCCTTCCTCGGTTTGTGCTCGACGCCCGGGAGCGGCCGGATGCCGGCGTCGGCCAGGGCGACCTCGAGCTTATAGAGGGCAACGTGCGGGAGCTGGTCGGCGACCAGGTCGAGCGCGGACCAGCCGCCCTCGCACTCCAGCGCGATGCCGGCGTCGCGGGCCCGGGCGACGATCTTCTTCACTTCCTCGCGGAGCTCGCGGCGGCTCTCCAGCTCCATGACGCGCGCGGCGGCCTTGAACAGGTCGGAGATGTGCGGCGCGATCTTCCGGTAAATCTCGGCGCTGTTGTCGGTCAAGGCGCTGATGACGTCATACTCGACGACGATCCGGTCGGCCAGGCTGCGCAGCTGCAGGACCGGGCATTGACCCTCGATGCTGGGGTGCTTCATGTTCATTCTCTCTCTCCTTGTTTGGGTTTGTGGCGAACACTTGTCGCCGTTAGGAGCGACGTTAATCCAGGTGATCGGCATTGTCAAGCGAAAACTTTAGCAGTTTTTTTGGCCGGTATTTTTTCAGTCTTGACAAGGCGGAAAAAGCTGGTAGGCTCGACGATAGCTAAACCCTTAACCCTAACCAAGGAGGTGCTTCGATGTTCGCGAGAAAAGGGCTACGGGCCTACGTCTACGGCCACTTCGTAAACCAGGCGAGATTCGCCGAGGCGGTCGGGATGGACCAGGGATGGATCAGCCGGCTGATTCATTGCCAGGCCGACCCGACCGAGGAGCAGGCGCGCCGGATCATGGGCGTGATCCGCGAGTCGGACCCCGACGCCGATATGTTCGCGGTGTTCCGCCGGTATCAGCTCGAGCCCGGCATGATCGAGGAGCGCGACCCGGCGACCGGGCTACCCTTGAGCATGATGGAGGAGGCCCGCCCATGAGGATCAGGTCTATCAAGCCCGAGTTCTGGTCGGACGAGAAGCTCGCGAGGGCTCGACGAGCCCTCCGGTTGACGTTTGTAGGGCTCTGGAGCTGCTCTGACGATCATGGTGTCACCCGCGGAAACCCCGCATGGATCAGGTCGCAGCTATATCCCTATGATGAGAATACAACTACAAGCGAAATCCAGGCGGAGCTGGACGAGCTCGAGGGCCTCGGGTTTATCACCGGATACCATAGCAGCGGAGAAAAGTTCTATTATATCCACAACTTCTCAAAGCACCAGCGCATAGATCGGCGCTCCTCACCTCTCTACCCGCAACCGACCGAGGAGGACCTCTCGATGAGGGCTCGACGAGTACTCGACGAGGGCTCGCGAGGGCTCACCGTAGGAACAGGGAGCAGGGAGCAGGGAGCAGGTAACAGGGAGGGGGTGCAGGGGGAAGCACCCCCCGCCCGCAAGCGGGCGGCCCAGGCTACCAGCCTGACCAAGGAGTTCGAGCTCAACGAACCGAGGCACAAGGTCGCGATCGACAACGGCCTCACCAGCGACCAGGCCGTCGTCGAGTTCGCGAAATTCTGCGATCACTTCCTGGCGAACGGCAAGCGCATGAAGGATTGGGACGCCGCCTGGCGCAACTGGACCAGGCGCGCGAAGGAGTTTGCCGGCAATGGCCGCGGACGGGCTGGGGCCCTGGACCGCCTAACACAAACCGCAGAGGTATTCGCGAGGAGGCAACATGAGCGGCAATCGAGTGGAGGAGATCGACAAAATGCTCCTGACACTATCGGCGTATTTCCGTTATCCGCTGACCGAGGGTGATATAAACCTGTATCACCGCGGCCTCGAGGACCTGGCCGTCGAGAGGATTAGGGACGCCTGCTTCCAGATACTCAAGACCGGGCGCTTCTTCCCCAAGATAACCGAGCTGCGCGAGCTGGCGGCGCCGCCGGTCATGGCGCTCGAGGATCAGGCCCAGGTCCAGGCCGGCCTGGTGCTGCAGAAGGCGCGCGAGCACGGCCTCAACCATCAGCCGCTATTCGGCGACCCGATAACCCGGGCGCTGCTCCGCGGCCGTTTCTCCTGGCGGTCGATATGCGACCTGACCAGCAAGGAGCAGACCTGGTTTGTGAAGGAGTTTATCCAGGCATACCGCGCCTATGGCACCGCCGGCGAGGCGCCGCTGCAGCTCGAGGCGCCCGGGCCGAGCATCGCAAAACTACTCAAGGGCATAGGAGGATCGTGATGGCGAGCTATTGCAAGTTGGGGAGCTGGCTTCACCTCAACCTCGAGCGGGCCAGGCGGATCGCTAAGATACGCGAGGACCTGCACCTCAACCACAAATCGCACCGACCGCTTTCCCCGGGCTACGAGGTGAAGGGCGCCTTCGGCGAGATCAAGTTTTCCGAGGCGACCGGGCTCCCGGTGGACGAGGAGCGCCGGATCGCCGGCGACCGGGGCATCGACTTCCTCACCGCGGCCGGCCCGGTGGACGTCAAGACCGCGAGCATCCCCAAGAATCTCATCATCGAGGAGGGCAAGGTCGTCGAGTCCTGCATCTACGTCCTGGCCGGGATAGACCAGCGCGACGTCCACTTCATCGGCTGGGAGTTTGGCGGGATCATGTGCTGCGCCGAGATCGACGACGGCAAGCGCTTCAAGAACGGCGTCGTAAACCGCTTCATGCCGAGGTCGAAGCTGCGACCCATGCCGGCCCTGTGGGAGCTCCTGCGCCTGGCGATCCTGGCGATCGTCCTGGTCGCGCCGGCCTGGGCCTTCGACTACGACACAACCGGCTCGCGCTATAAAACCCCGACCGACTTCGGGGTCTACTCTCCCAACCCCCAGCGAGGATGGTGCAGCTATGGCGGCAAGGTCGTCTATCAAACGCGCGATTATCACGCGGACCGAGAACGAGGAACAGGCTGCTTTTTTCCGAACGGTAACGATTATTTGCCTGACGTCCGGCCTCCGGCATTTCAATCTATTTTTCGCGATCCCGAATGGTGGGAAAAGGGGGAAGGCTACCGCGGCAATAATGAAGCGGACCGGAACGAAGGCGGGCGTCCCTGACATCTTCTGGCCTGTCGCCCGGGGCCGGTATCATGGGCTTTTCATCGAGATGAAGCGCGCCGGCGTGACCAAACCGAGCAAGGAGCAGGCCGAATGGATCGAGGCCCTCGAGGAGCAGGGCTACTGCTGCCGGGTGTGCTCGGGCTGCGCTGACGCCCTGGCGGTCGCCCAGGCATACGACGCGCTTGACTCTCACCCCGTCCCGTGATTTGATCGCTCTCATGCGCGTCGATTGGGACTACATCCGGCCACTATATCGGGCCGGCCAGCTGTCAAACGTAGAGATCACCAGGCTCTACTCCGCGGTCCATGCCGGTCAAACGGTGTGGGCCGCGACCGTTTCCGAGGCCGCGATCCGCAAGCAGGCCAGGAAAGCAGGATGGGCCCGGGACCTCGAGCCTCTGGTCGATGAAAAGACCAAGGCGAAATTAGTTCGAGAGCCGGTGCGAAAAACGGCGGACGTCGAACCTCGCACCGACGAGCAGGCCGCCGAGGACCTGGCCGAGCTGCGCGCCTCGGTCATCAGGAAGCACCGCGTCGAGCTCGAGAAGCTCGACCTGCAGATCGCCGACGTCGACCGGCGCCTGGCCGAGGACGAGGACCTGGTCGAGATCGGCTGGTTCCAGGGCGCCGCGACCGAGCACCGCGTCAAGATGGGCCTGCCGACCCGCATGAAGCTCCTCGAGATCAAGGGCCGCCTGGTACAGATCAAGCAGAACCTCGAGCGCCAGGCCTGGGGCATCAAACGCGACGACGACCAGGATGGGCCGCTCGAGCTGGTCGAAGTGCATCAGTACCTCGACGGAGTTAAGCGATGAACGACGACCCCGGCGCGATCACCTGGGACCAGCTACGTCACAAAGCCAAGCTCGCGGGCATCAAGGGCTACGCCAAGCTCAACCGCGATCAACTACTGCAAGCGCTCGGCCTACCGGACAACCCTGGAGCCTCCCTCCAAGAAAAGCAGGACGCAGCGCGCCCGCCCGAGCCGGTGCGCGCTGCGCTCATCAGGATCAACGAGGGCCTCGACGTCCTCGAGCTGGTCACTCCCTTCGGCGTGACTATCCTGGCGATGGCGCTGAACGGCGTCGTCGGCCAGGGCCAGACGCACAAGGTTCGCGCGCTCAAGGAGCTCGCGGCGAACCGCGGCTTCACCGTGACCTCGGTTGTGAAGGTGGTCAATGAATAACGCCGCGATGCTCCTGGTCCGAAACTCCCTCGAGATGCTGCGCCGCGAGATCGCCGGCCGGCCCGAGGTCCTTGTCACCGCCAACCCGGTCGGCCTGGTGTTCGAGTTCACCTGGGACACAAAGCCGGCGGTCCGCGCGTCGAAGGCCTACAGCGCCGAGCACCTGGCGACCGCCCAGGCGCCTGTCTTTCCCGACCTGGTCGCCTACGCCAACGCAATGCACTCAAACATCGAAAGGGGGAAGCATGACACTCGCAGCAATCTCGAACGAGGATTCGGCCGCGTACCGGCAAACAAGCGTCAGCGTCGCCGAGGTGGAAAGGGCGAAGTGCTCGGCTGTGAATAACCTGATCGCCGGCAAGCTCAAGAAGGCCGGCATCGACCTGTCCAAGCAGATCACAACGACCTGTAACGAAATGAGCGGGATGCTCTACTTCACGCAGGAGGGCTGAAATGGAAGCGGCGCGGAAGATCAACCCGGCTGAACCTCCGCCGCCTGTCGAGATCACCGTCGGCCAAAACAGCGGCCTGGTGATCCTGCGCTTATCCCGCGGCGTCGAGAATTATGACGTCCTCCTCGGCTACAAGCAGGCCGAGGCCCTCTCGGTCAAGCTGCATCGCTGCAGCAAGCAGGCAAAAAGGTGGCATCCATGAGCGGCGACTCCGTCTGTCGCAGCTGCGGGGCGCCGATCCGCTGGTTCAAGACGACCAAGCAGAAGAACATCCCTTGCGACCTGCCGCCGCGCAAGATGGCGACCGTGATGAAGGACGGCGAAACGGTGTGGATCGGCGACGCCTACACCGTGCATTGGGAAACCTGCCCCAACGCCGACCAGCACCGTCAACCGCGTGAACCACAACCCCAGGCGCCCAGCGCGCCGCCCGCCGGCGGGCCGCCGGATGATGACATTCCGTTCTGAGGAGGTGTGCAATGCCGTTCCTTGTGTGCGATGAGCCTGCGAGTGTGGAGGGCGTGAAGTCCTACGTCGTTTTCGGCTTCGGCGCCGGCGGGTTTGCCGACCCGCTCAACGTGCCCGCCTGGCCTGGGGCCGACTTCGGCTTCAAGCTGGACATCGGCGCGCTCCGGCCGGGCACCTACAACGTGAAGGCCCAGGCCTGCAACGACTTCGTTTGTTCCTTGGATAGCGCCCCTTTCGTTTTTACCGTACCAGAAAAGCCTGGGCAACCAACCGGGTTGCGTATTACTGGCTGATGCTATGGGGGTGGTAATGTGGCGAAAAACCATCATTGCCTTTGCGGTGGCCCTGGCCTTAGCGGCCGGGGCCGTTGCCTTTTCAACGAGCACTACTTCACCGGCGCCGCCGACCGGGCTGCGCATAATGAGCGGAGGTTAAGCATGGCGATGACGCTCGAGGACCTGCGAAACATGATTCACCGCGAGATCGACAAGAAGATGGACCTTGTCACCAGCGAGGCGACCAAGCTCGACGCCTCGCGCAAGATGGTCGAGGGCAAGCTCGAGGAGCTCCGCGGCCTGGCCGAGCTCGAGGCTAAGACCTTCTGGCAGACGCACGGCCGCGTCGTGATCGTCGCCGGCGTCATGGGCCTGGCGCTGGGCGTCGTCCTGGCCGCGCTCGGCATCTACCTCGGAGGCAAAGCGCTATGACCCCGATCATCGGCGACCTCATCAAGAACACCGTCGGCAACCTGGTCGAGGGCGCGATGGACATTATCAAGAAGCTGGTGCCCGACCGCGACAAGCAGCTGCAGGCCGAGGCCGAGCTGCGCACCCTCGGGCTCACCATCGCGGCGCAGGCGCAGACCTTCGAGCATGAGGAGCGCATGGGCCAGGTCGAGATCAACAAGGTCGAGGCCGCGTCGAACGACCCCTATGTGCGCCGGGCCCGGCCGACGATCATGTGGATTTGCGCCTTCGGCTTCGGCTACTCCTTCGTCCTTCACCCCCTGCTACAATGGGCCGTCGCGCTGGCCGCCTGTTTCTACCCAGCGGCCCGCGGCATGGTCCCTCCGTCGCTGCCTGACGCCGACGTCCTGCTCACCATGCTGGGCGCGATCCTCGGCCTCGGCGGCTATCGGACCTACGAGAAGTTCAAGGGGGTGGCTCGATGACCGACTACTTCCCCGAATATCCCTGGCCGTGTAAGTGCGGCTGCAACAAGGACAACCATCACCCCGAGCTGGTCCAGCGCTTGAACGACGCGCGCCAGATCGCGCGCATCCCGTTCGTCATCACCTCGGCCTGCCGGTGCGAGAAGAAGAACGCCGAGGTCGGCGGGAAGCCCGACTCCGCGCACCTGGCCGGCTACGCCGCGGACATTGCCTGCCAGCGCTCGAGCGACCGCTTCATCATGGTCCAGGCGCTTATGATCGCCGGCTTCCGGCGGATCGAGTGCGGGCCAAAGCATATCCATGTGGACATCGACCCGACCAAGGTCGCCGACGTCTTATGGCTGGCGTAAAGCGCGTCAAGCTGGAATACACCGCAACCCCGACCGGGGCCCGATTCCACGGGTCCCGGTCCTTCGTTCGTGGCGTCCTGGGCCCGGTGCGCTCCGGCAAGTCGACCATGATGACCAACGAGCTATTCTCCAGAATGAGCCGGCAAGCGCCGTTCAACGGCCTGCGAAAGACGCGCTGGGCCGTGATCCGCAACACTTATGGCGAGCTGCAGGATACGACACTCAAGACCTGGCTCGATTGGTGGAGCGAGGACCGCTTCGGGGCCTTCAACCACAACGAAATGACGCACCGGATCAAGTTCCGCGACGTCGAGGCGGAGGTGCTGTTTCGAGCTCTAGACCGGCCCAAGGACATCAAGAAGCTCCTATCCCTCGAGCTGACCGGCGCCTGGGTCAACGAGGCGCGCGAGATACCGCGGCCGATCATCGAGGCCCTGATCGACCGCGTCGGCCAGTACCCGCCCAAGCGCGAGGGCGGATCGACCTGGTTCGGCGTGATGATGGACACCAACCCGCCGGACTCCGATCATTGGTGGTATAAGCTGTTCGAGGAGGCCAGGCCCGACGGCTGGGAGCTGTTCAAGCAGCCCGGGGCGCTGATCGAGCAGGGCGGGCGCTTCCATCCCAACCCCCACGCGGAAAACCTCGACAACCTGGCCGAGGGGATCGACTACTACCTGCGGCGCCTGGCCGGCAAAAGCCTCGCGCATATCCGCGTCTACTACTGCTCGCAGTATGGCTTCGTGGTCGACGGCAAGCCGGTGCATCCCGACTATGCCGATCACTTCCACGCCTCGACCGAGCTGCTCCAGCCCGACCTGCGCCTGCCGTGCATCGTCGGCCTGGACTTCGGGCTCACGCCGGCGGCCGTGTTCCTGCAGAAGCTCGGCTTCAATCGGTGGATTGCCTTCGACGAGATCGTCGCGACCGATATGGGCGCCGCGCGCTTCGCGAAAACGCTCAAGGCCTTCATTGCCGCCAACTACCCCAAGCACAAGTTCGCCTTTTATGGCGACCCGGCCGGCGACATTCGCGCGCAGACCGACGAAACGACGCCCTACCAGATACTCCAGGCGAACGGGATCACCGCCTCGCCGGTGTGGACCAACGACGTCACGATCCGGCGTGAGGCCCTCGCGGAGCCCCTCCGGCGCCTGGTCGACGGTTATCCTGGCCTGCTTATCTCTCCCAAGTGCAGGATGCTGCGCAAGGGCCTGCAGGGCGGCTTCTGCTACAAGCGCGTCGAGATCGCTGGCGAGGAGCGCTATCACGACGTCCCGGTCAAGAATGAATACTCGCACGTTGTCGAGGCCTGCGAGTACGGAATGATCGGCGGCGGCGAGGGCGAGAAGCTCATCACCGCACCCGACGACGGCCGGCCGCGCCAGGACAACTACCTGACGCAGGACCCCAACCGTGTTGATTATCGCTTCTGATCGCTGCTATACTTAACGAAAACCCCGGCGCAAACTATCGAGGAGGATGACAATGTTTATCACGCGCGAGGACCAGCTCGAGAAGTGGGCCCGGGTTCACCTGTTCGCCGAGTCCGCCGGCGACGGTGGCGGCGACGGCGCCGGGAGTGGCGACGGGACCGGCGACGGCTCCGGTGTGGGCGGCGACCCTGGCGGCGGTGTTTCTGGCGACGGCTCCGGCGTTTCCGGCGACTCCGACGGCAACGACCCCGGCAACCAGGGCGGCAACATCGGCGACCCCGGCAGCAACTCCGCGATCGGCGGCTCGGACGGCGTCACCGGCGCCGAGGGCATCGGCGACCCGGGCTTGAGCGACCCCGAGAGCGGCATGAGCCCGGGCCTCTCAACGCAGGGCGAGAATACCGCGGACGAGGGCGACGCCGGCGTCCCTGGTATGGGCGCGATCGGCGGGCTGTCGACCCCCGGCTTCGGGTTCAGCACCGAGGCGATGACCGCGGCGACGACCGTCACGACGACCGCGACGGGCAACCTCGGGCTCGGCCTGGCAGTCGGTATCGTGGCCGGGATCATTGGAGGCTCG